GACCTAATTCAACCGCTCGGCTATTGAATAACGCCTGCAGCTTTTCGTATTGCTCTTTATTGGGCAGTTGCCATTGGCTGGCGCTGAACCAATGCGAACACATTTGTGTGCCTGTGGCGGCATTAATCTCTTTTGCAGAAATGCCAAGTGATTGACGAGCAGTTCTGAAGTATTCAATCAGTGGTTCGAATACTTCTCTTTTTAGCTCGGCACATTTCGTAGCGTAACCAGCAACGCCTTTAGCGTGACCGTCAGCTCCGTAATGTTCTGCAAATAAAATTCGTTCTGTTGCTGGAAAGAAAGAGCGTAAGTCTGTCTTTCTCATTCTTCGCCATGGACCGCTTGGTTTAGCCCAAATGATATGGTTTAGAACGTTGAAGCGTTGACGCATAAGCAGTTCAGTATCAGCTGATAACTTATGGCCACAGAAAAGGTAAATTGAACCAGACGGTTTAAGCACTCGCCAAAACTCTAGCAGCACCTCATCTAACCAGGCTAAGAACGACTCAACATCTGGCCACTGGTTATCCCATGCATTCTTCTTTACTTGAAAGTAGGGTGGGTCCGTTAAAACGAGATCAACGCTGCTATCTGGTAGCGTTTTAAGGTATTCAAGACAATCAGCGTTAACCAGCTGTACTTGTCCATCTCGAAAAGATTGTTTCAAGTGTGCCTCCTAAATAGGCACTCTTGGCACTCTTATCTCTTCACAATGTTTTTGCGCCGGCTGCATTTCACTTCAACCGAGCCTGAATGTCTGCACAGCAGCTTGTTGCAATGCGGACAGCGTAATTCTTTAAGTAATGTCATAAGTTCCCACTTTCGTGTAAACTCCACCGCGCTCTGCAGAGCTGGATGGGCCTTGGTCTGGCTTATGACTTGCGTAATAGGTTAGATGGCTGTTAAGAGTTGCACCTCTTAACAGTCGCCCATTTCATTGCCGTAAAAGATTCGCAGCTTCCTCTCCACCGTCAAATGGGTCTCAGGCACTCAAGGCTGCGCCAAATACGAAAAAACCCCGCCGAAGCGAGGTTTCTGTTCAATACTAAGAGGTCTCAAGTCTTATTATTGCTGTTGATGGGTTATAAAAACCGCATCTTGGTAAAACTATATACTCACAACCCTACCTTTGCAACTACATATTGATAAAAATCTGGCAAATTACGCTACATGTTGTGTTACTAGGCGAATGTGTAGTTCGCCTTGCTGAGTTGTAATTAGCCTTTTATCTCCGGTATAAGTCATACACCCTGATACCAATAGCTGCTCTACAACAAATTCCAAATGAGCTCGGCCTGCTTCCTCTGTCTCTTTGTCCCAAAGCAACATAGAGTCGATAGTAGTAGGGCCACAGTTAGCACTTTCAAGGATACTTAGCACTAAATTCGCTTGTTCTGGTTTTACGTTCATTTTTAACTCTCCTGGCGTTTAAGTCACTTCCGACACTAATTACTTGCCGGGAGGAAAGCCAGTCTTATTAACGGTTAAACGTTGGTGTGTGACACAGAGCTGGTTTGGCTATTTAAGCGGCTACCACTGACCATTCCAAGCACCTCTTGGGTTGCCTCTTGCAAGAGAATATCCCTTTTATGCCAATGTCTAAAAATTAAAGGCAGGTGCTCTTGTCGTACTATCTTCTTGCCTAACTTCACCGCCCAATGAAACTCTGCCGTAGCACCTTCGCTCATACTCCAACGAGGAAGCAGAACAACCACATCACAAACTTCAAGCATGGCATGGGCAAACTTCATGTATTCCGGTTCACTCATGCCTTTTGGAAGTAGGGAGGTGTACAGGGCAGCATTACCCGAGTCGGTAATCTGATCAGCAACACTTTTGAACGCTTCAACGTTGTGATTAGTCTGGCCACTCACTGGGCCAGCAATATAGAACTTTGTAAGCAAAACTACCCCTTAACCAACACTACGCCATGCTCGCTCTCAATAGCACCCGTAATAACGGAACCGCTCTCATCACGAACTAATCCAAACTCTTCTGCAGCCTGAATTGCTTCACGCACCATCATAGTGACACTAGTTAACTTATCTTGGCTTTGAAGTGCATTCTTGCCAATTCTCGGCTTTCCGTTTGGTCCTTGGTCTTCACCAAGCTTCGACATAACAACAAAAGACTGACGCTGAATTGCTTCAACCTGCATCAGCAACCCAAGGATTAAGAAGTTATTATTTTTCACCGTTTGAGCCTCAAACGACATATCCTCAGCGATGTTCAGAGACTTGGTCATGATCTCACCGCGAACTTGTTCCATTAGTTCTTCAAGTTTCCAGCCTGCTGGGTTATCTCTACTCATTAAAACAGGAGCTTTTTCAGCAGCCTGCTGTTGAACGGTTTCTATGATGTGCCTTACATCATCTATCTCGAGACCAGCATCTTCAATCATCTTTGCGATAGTTACATTCATATTTATCAATCCTTAATTATCATCGGCTCGTAATAGCCGTTATATTCATTTTCACTTAACCACTGGCGACGACGTTTCTGCACTTTCGCCACCTTAGCCCATTTGTATGGCAGCTCGCGTTCTTCCCACTTGGTTGGCTCACCGTTCTGTCGTAGATGGACTTTGCATGTAATTCCAAACCAAGTGACAAGATAAAACTCACCCTTATCAATGGCATTTGCACAAGCACCCAGATTCTTAGCAAGCCAAGGAATAAGATCCTCCCTGACGCCACTACCGATAAGAAAAGGGTGCTCGACTCCATATAGACGGAAATAAACCTTTCCACTTTTAGAACGCCAGAAGGAGCTGATTTTTCCTTTAAAACCTTCCATCTGGCTGTTCCTTTAAGCGGCTTTTTCTTCTGAAGTGAAAGAGCCTAAATTCTCTGCAGCTAAAACCTCAGACATTGTTGGTGGAACAGAATTACCGCATCGAGCGACTTGGTTTTTCTTAGAGACTTTCCTCCCTGAACTGTCATGAGCAATCACATAATCAGAACGGAAGTTATGAGCAGCAAACAGTTCGTGTGGCTCCAACATGCGCATACCAATATCAACAATCACATACTCTTCACCATTGATATTTACGATCGGCATTCCCTGAACCATTACCAACCCAAAACGGTCTTTAGTTGTCACGCTACCGATAGGAGTATCAAGTGATTCACCGAAACTACTTCCGTAATACTTAACAAGAAATGCTCTAACTTCACCAAGGTGCAAGCCACCGGCTGAAACAGTATGAAGAGGCTCATCAGTGCCATGACCAATGTTTGTACCTCGAAGCTTAACCATATGGCTTGTAACTAATGCATTGTGGTCAACCGTTGTTACTGTTGGTAGAGGTCGCTCTATACAAGCTGATGGGCCATCTGTGAAGTGACGAGCAATAAAAGCAGTTACCAGAGCAAAGTGGCCTCCTTTAACCTCTGCACAAATGGTTCTTAAAGGTTCATCTGCAGGCATATTTCTTTGACTAGAGCCATTAGCATGCTCTGTAATAAATGGCACTTGGCACTCATCTGGAGCTATGAATGGGTTGTCATTGCTAAGAACAAACTTTTCTAATCCTTTAGCGACACGCTTCATAGTGTTCTCTACCAATGGCTTTTTACGTCCAAAAATAGACTTAACTGGAATGCTCCAATCAATAATATCTGCTGCAGTTCGATACGGTTTTAACCCGCTTCCTTTAGGACCATGTGTCGGAGTCGGCCAACGAATCTCTCCACCGTCACGACGAGCAATAAGAAAGAAACGTTTACGGATGGTGGGAACACCAAAATCACAAGCCTTTAAGACTCGATGATCAACTTTGTAGCCAAGCCCCTTATACAATTTGAGTTTAAGCTTAATGTTGAACTCAATATCTAAAGCCCTGCAAGCTTCTAACCAAGCAGGATGTTTAGGAGATAAACCCGTTGTAAGGGCATTAATGAATGCTTCAAAAGTTTCGCCTTTACGTTCTGGGCAGGGTTTAAACTTACCTGGTTCAACTTCAACTACTGGCCCCCAAGTCATAAATTCTTCAACGTTTTCCAACATCAAAACTCGCGGTGGTGCTAAAAGTCCCCAACGAACAGCAACCCAAGCTAGCCCTCTTATGTTTTTATTTACAGGACGATTACCTTTGGCTTTGCTGAAATGTTTACAGTCAGGTGAAAACCAAGCCAAACCAACAGGGCGACCATGGCATGCTTCAACAGGGTCAACATCCCACACAGACTCGCAATAGTGCTTGGTTTCAGGATGATTAACCTTGTGCATTTCAATGGCATCAGGATCATGGTTAATAGCGATATCAACATGACGACCTAAACCTAAAGCGATACCTTCAGACGCACCACCACCGCCAGCAAAGCTATCGACCACTAATTCATGAGGGAGAATCTGATACATCACGCCACCCTCTCTTCTTCAACTACATTAAAAAGAACCAGAGTGACAACTTCACGCTCTTGTAGTGGTCGTTGATAGCAACGGCGCAACTCCGCTTTTAAATCTTCCATTGTGTCGAAGCCATCAAGCCTTGCGTCATTCAGTTCTAGATCCGATAACAGGCAATGGTTAACAAACCAAATATCGACCAGAATCTTTGCTTGATTTTCATCGTTAACCAAGAAAGCAGGACCAGGTGAAATATCTTTGTTACCAAGACGAATAGTGCTCAACTTCTTATCAATACTCGCCTTATAAAAATTTTCAGCGTTCAGCGTAATTTCGGGAATTTGGTTATTCATTTTCATATCCATCTGAGGCGCCATCGTAATAAATAGTGCCAATGCTCTGTGGAGGTGGTTCCGTTCTCCACTCTGGCACCCATTTATCTAACCAACCCATAGCCTGCGGCTGAGACATACGGTTGTGCTTCATTACATAAGCTACGAGTTGGTTCGAGTCAGGCTGCATGTTTGACCTTATGAACAGGCGTAAGCAGTGCGAGCACCGCGAGCAAAGGTATCGCGGAATGGAATATCATCATCGAAATCCATAGGCGGCTCGTTGTATTGCGGTTGCGCTTGTTGTGGCTGAGATTGAGCAGGGCCACGCTGTGGTGATGCTTGCTGTGCTGCTGGCTGTTGAGGTTGGCCCCAACCACCTTGATGAGGATTGTTTGGTCGACTGCCTAACATTTGCATCACACCATTGAAGCCTTGAACAACGACTTCTGTTGTATAACGATCTTGACCGTTTTGGTCTTGCCATTTACGAGTCTGGAGTTGGCCTTCAACATACACTTGTGAGCCTTTACGTAGATATTCGCCTGCTACTTCAGCTAACTTTCCAAACAGAGCAACACGGTGCCACTCTGTTTTCTCGCGTTGTTCGCCTGTTGCTTTATCTCTCCACGATTCGCTGGTGGCAATGGTAATGTTTGCTACGGCACCACCGTTTGGCATGTAACGAACTTCAGGGTCAGAACCTAGATTGCCAACGAGGATTACTTTATTAACGCCACGACTCGCCATTATTCAGCTCCTTCTAACAATGCTTTAGCGTCTTCACTGATGTTCTCTTCTGTCACAGACATCAATTGCGCTTCTTTAAGCTGAGCAACGGATTCTTCGCTTTCACGATTGGTCACGGTTCTTCCACCAAATGATTCATTCAAGGAATAAATGATTCGATTTAAACGATCAGCAGTAATAAGCCAGTTAGCATTGAAGTCTTCATCAGACATGCTGAATAATCGGTCGGCTAAGGGATCGGAATTAGGGATGGGTTCGACAAAACTGAGAATATAAAAATGCTTATCGCGCTTAGATACGATGGTGATAGCCCACGTTTCATCTTCGTTAGCACAAAAAACAAGGCCCATCTGAGTAATGCTCTTCCCTTTAAGAACTTCACGTTCTTCCTTGCCGATTTTGATCCCTTTAAAAGAGACTTGCTTAGTTGCTTTGTCGCCAACAGCCTTTATTTGGTCGTAATAATCGACACGAAGAAAATCACTTAACTTACGCTCGCCTTGCAAAGCTCTTGATAAAGCATCCGACGGTTGATATTCCGTATTAACAGGTAGAGCAACAAAAGAACCCAAACTGCGACGTAGAAGTTTTAATAGCTGTTCACAGCGTTTCTCGCTCTTGTCATTAACAAATAGATAGCCTGAGTCGGTATCAATAAATGCTGTTACATAGTTAACGCTTGGTATTTCAAGACGTAGCATTTCTTCTTTAACTTGACCGTAATACTCATTTTCCAATTTGGCCTGATCAAGGTCAGGCTTTTCTTCCATGATTTTACTTACTCGTTGACTAACAACTTCCTTAACTTTTGATGGGGAGATTTTCTTCTCTTGAATTTTCAAGCGAAATCCATACAAGCATCCAAGCTTAATAATTAAATCATCTCGGCTAAGGTCCATTGGACTAACAAAGCCCAATGACTCTGTTCCTGTATCTGAAAGAGGCGTGGCTCGAAACTCTTCAAATCGCTTTTCAAGCGTATCTAGGCTGTAAGCAAATGCTGACAAATAGTAAGGAGTACATTGTTTAAATTGCATAAGAGACTCTTAATGTTGAATTGGTTTAATTTGGACACCGTTGTCGGTTGGGACCACGGACACAATTGGCTTATCAGCATGGACCCATTGTTCTTTTTCACAGTGGTAGCCTTGTTTTTCTAAGTGAGACTCGGCTTGGAAAAAGCTTTTAAAAGTGAATGGGGTATCGGTTGTGTTCGTGGTTTGCATAGCTATTCCTTAGCTGATTTAGCCTTAGCGTTATCAAAATCTTTCTCAGAGATCGCTAAAACATTCTTTTCTAAGGTCAGCCTAGTCTTGATATAAATGACGCCATCCAATTCGAAATATGCAATCCCACTAAAAACGATGTCTCCCCAGTGAGTACCAATGGCATCAAAGAAATTATCTAAGCTAACTTCACGAACCTCAGGTAATAAGTCTTGATAGCGACTTTTAAGCTCTCTCAGCTTGGCAGCATTCTCCTTGCCTGTTATTCGAGAGCGAATGTTGCTAACGCCATCCTTTGGTTTAGTCCAAAGTGCAGCATCTTCTCGGGTGTAAGGATTGTTAAGTGCCAAACCATGAAATCGAACTCCATGGACAGAATGTGCAAAAACAGCTTTAGCGTTAAACTCATTAGCAAAAACATCAAAGGCAGCTTTCAGATCCTTAGCTTTTGTCTTGTGCTGAGATAAAGCTGTCAATGCTGCTTTCTCTTCCGTTTGGTAAAAATTAATCATGCTCTCTCCTGGCGTAAGTACTGTGTTAAGTACTCTGGTACTGGGTAATGTGCGGCATAGTATTTAGCCCAATTGCTATACACATGCTCGTCACCGTGTCGGTTTAACAAGGCCCAACTTGCAATAGCGGCTGGCTTGTTATCAAAAGGCCCAACCTGATATTTGCAGTTGGGACAATACAAAATGAATTTCTTGGTGGTGCGGCTGTATCCCCACTCAGGCAGCCACGTATTCTCTGGCTGCAGCCCGAAGTACAGATTGCATAGGCACGTCGGCATGTCTTCTGGTAGCTTTTCGGCTGCGTCCTCGTTCATGCACATGGTCTAAGCCCTCCTTATCGAATCGGTTTAAAATGTCGATCAGGCGGTTCCAACGTTTAGCCCATGACTTTTCCCATGCTTTCTGTTTCTTCTCAGCCAGCTTCGCAATCTCCACCTGAGTTAATTGCATTCTGCTGGCGTTCAGCGCATCGCGCTTCTGCATACAAGCGAGTAGGGCAAGGTGCTTGATCAATTCCTTCGAATCATCGCTAAGGCTTTTGGATTCCTCTTCATAGAAGAAAGTCAGCAAAACACTTAGCAAAACTTTTGTAGGGCATTGAGCGCCTTCGCTATAACAGAAGCGAAGCCAATCCCCTATATGCTCCGGTGCGCTGTTCATGTCGTGCACCAATTTCGCATGCTTAAATGCTTGTGGTGGTAGTGGCATAGGGGAGCGTTTAAACTGTTTACATGCCAACGTGGTAACCACTTGCGGTTTAACTTTTGCCAATTCTTCGCCGTTCTCACCCACTTCAGTGCGGTAACTACTGCGCTGAAACCTTGCATCGCTACTTCCATTGTTTTCAAAACCATCCAACTGACCTTTGGTTCTGGGAATAACTAAAAGCGCGGAGCGAAGCTCTTCTCGTAGGCCTTCCTCGTTATACTTCACACGCATAGCCATCCCCTTTAATCAAACAAAGTGCTGTTTCGGTACGCTTTGACTGAGGCAGGTTCAATTCCTGTCGCTCGGTAAATTGCACCAAGCTCAGCCATTAAAATGCCAATGCACTCGGCTATCTCATTTGCGTAATGAAGAACTTCAACGGGATCATCGCTAGGCGTAAAAACACCATCCATTGCAGGGTTTGATTTAATGAGGATGTCACCCCATTCTTTTGCCATTTGTGGCAAGTGTGAGCGCGTTTCGTTGTTTTGGGTCCGTGGTCCCATGGCTGTTAAAGCAACAAAAAAAGATCCCAGCATGCCGCTAATTTCATTCTTTAGCGGCTGCTGGAACTCATTTGGCAAACTGGAAATAAAAGGAAAAACCCAATTAACTGATAACTCATTTTCACCATCTATATAGCGAACGAGGCGACGTGATTGATTTTTAAGCCATTTGGTATCATTTGCAGGTTCAGTAAGCTCACCTGCCTTAATCAGCTCAGGGATAACAAAGTCCCGTGCATAAAGCTCCGTAGGTATCTTTGTTTGGTTTATGTAGTCGTTAACATGACGCATTACGACTGCGGATAATCTGTTGTCGTTTTTTCGACGTGTCATTCCTATCACCTAGCAACTATCATTTAGTTATATCGAAATCAGGGAAGCGTTCTGGATAAATCAAATGCTCTAGGGTTAAGCCATATTTTTTGTATCGTTCAAGCACTTGAAAACAAACTTCACCTGATGGGTTTTTAGATATCCCTCTTTCCAAACGACTCAACGTTGAGTCACTCGAACAACACTCTTCAGCCAATAGTGTTAAGGAAATACCTTCTTTTTTCCGGCATCTATATAAGGGAGTTTTCATATGTCGACTCTATTTCATATTTGACACAAAGTAAAGTATTTCACCTTTGTATCGTTAGTGGTTCTGTCAAATATGAGATAGCGGACAATTTTTCATATATGAAAGAAAAAGGCAGCTCGATGGAATTGCATGAATTAATAAAAGCTGAGCGAACAAAGAGGTTTAGCCTTGATGAGGTTGCAGCCACATTTAAGGAGTGGGGAATTGACTGTTCTTCATCCACGCTCTCAAGAGTCGAACGTGGCGCGATACCTAGCTGGCCAATCGTTGATGGTTTTTGCAAGTTATTCGGCTGGTCTTTATCCGATCTGGAAAGAAAACTCGGAAGAACTATCGGTAGAGAACAACCATCAGAAACCAAGGAATCACCAAGAAAAAGACATGTATCGTCTGCTATTGGGAGAGAAATTCCCATTGTAAGTTGGGTGAATGCTGGCGGCTGGGCGGAAAGCCCATGTATTGAAAGCTACAACCAAGACAAAAAATTTGTTACTGGGAAAATGCCTAAGAACACTTTCGGCTTGGTTGTGTCTGGGAACTCAATGGAAAACTGTGAAGCTAAAGAGACTTTCCCAAATGGAAGTTTGATTCTAGTCAACCCAGATAGAGATCCCGAGATAGGCGACTATGTTGTGGCTGTAGATGAAGCCACTCAAGAGGCAACCTTCAAGCAATTACTCGAAGATTGTGGTAAAAAGATGCTGGTTCCACTTAATCCTCAATATCAAGTGATGGACGTAACAGAAACCACTATGATAAAAGGTGTAGTATTTAGAAATATTGTCGACAAGAAAGTGTAAGTAATACATTTCATGTCATATTTGACACAAATAAATTAAATCAAACATTGCCCATTTATGCAAAGATCGTTTACTATTGTGGCGATAGATAACGATCAAGGCATGGTGGGCAAAGTGATTTTTAGAAATAAAAGAAATGCACAACGCTATGTTGTTGATTTAAAAGAAAATTCAAGAACTACAGATACAAAAAAAGCCGGTTGTGGCGACCGACTTTTCTTATGTGATAGGCAGCTAGAAACTAACCATACACCTCAATTTGTTGGTTATAATTCTAGCGGCCTATTCGTGCATACGCAATAGAAAAAGTTAACTAACCGTAACTTTTTTCTTTTGTGGTATCTGTCATCGAACGGAACGAAAATGGCTAACTATATACAACTAGAATTGCATGAAGCCGAGGAAGCTCTCGGTTACATCTCTCCAGACTTACCTTTTAAAGACTGGTCCAAAATTGGACGTGCGCTTTATTCTGAATTTGGCGATCAGGCTAGAGACATATTTGAGTCCTGGTCTACTTCTGGCAGCTCATACAACAAACGTGAGTTTAATAGCTGGTGGAAAAACTTCCGCAAAACCAAGCGTACTGGCTTTGGTTCTTTCATCTATGAAGCAATGCAAGCTGGCTGGAAACCTCAGCGACAAGACCGTTCTGAGGAAGAGCAACAGCGCATTTTTGCGGAATATGAGAAACGCAGAAAAGCAGCAAACAAGAAAAGAGCACAAGCCGAAAATCAACAATGGGAAGAACTAAGTAAAGAAGAGCAGCTTTTCCAAAGCTGGCCATCTCAGTTCTCACCAACTCAATACATGCTGAAAAAGCAGATGGCTGATATCAACCGTTTTGTTGATGTTCGCTTGGGTAGAGACCGCTTTAATAACCCATGCTTGGTTTGGCCTATCTACGAACAGTTATTTAACCAAGGCCGCTTCTGCGGCTTTGAGCGTATTTTAGATAAAGGCTTTAAAGTTGGTGAACGTACCATCAATAAAGTTTCAAGCGATAACGCTCGCACTGATATTGGTTTTTGCACCTTCGGTAAGTTTTGCGACCATGGACCCAAACGTGTTTGGGTTGTGGGTGGTTTCGCTGATGCTTACTCTGCACACGTAGCAACCAACGAAGTTATCGTGACGCCAATTGGTGAAGGTAACATTCCACACCTGATTGAACGCCTGAAGTCTGAACGTCCAGACGTCCAATTCATTGCTGCACCTGATAACGATAAAGCAGGTATTGAAATGATTAACCGCGCAGGCGGTTACTGGACACTTCCACATACAGACGGTTACGACTGGAGTGATACTTTCGTAAATCTAGGGATGGATGCAGTTTCTGAGCAGTTGAATGATATCAAAGGCTTTGAAACGATTGAGTCAAACTCTCGCTATCTACAAGCGGAAATCCGCAAAGGTCTAAACCTGATTGACTCAGATATGGGTACAGGTAAATCGACCACCGTTAAAAACTTCATTCAGAAAAACCCACATTTAAAAACACTTGTTATCTCGCACCGTGTTGCGCTGGCTAAATCTCTCAAGGCTGGCCTGAAAGGTGATAATGTTTCCGTTGAGTTTTACCAAGACCTTATCATCAAAGATCCGGTACCAGGTACTGATGAAAACATAGCTCTGCGTAACGCGCATATTCTTGTTTGTTCTGTGGATTCACTATGGCGCCTCGCTGGTTCTAATTGGGATGTGGTTTTCGTTGATGAATTTGAACAAAACCTTGCGCAGTACTATGCGAAAACAATCCAATACGGTGAGCACTGCCTAAACTACCTGCAGTTTGTTCTTACGAACAGCCAAACGCAAATCTTAGCCGACGCGCACTTGGGCGAGCTGGCGTTCGACTTCTGTCATTACATTGGCCTGCATTCTGGCGTGTACTTCAAAAACAGTTATCAAGTTGCTCAAGGCAAAAAAATGTTTGTCTATGAGTCAAAAGATCACCTGCTTGAAGAAGTCATGCAGCAAGTCATGGCGAAAGGTAAGCGCTACATTTACGCCAACTCTAAAGAGCAAGTGAAAGCGATTGGCACAGCTATTGAGCAGGAAAGAGAGCGTAAACACTATGACGGTTCGGTATTGGTTGTTCATGCAGATGTAACCGGAACTGATGAAGTAAAAACAGCACTAGAAGACATCAACGCTATCGTTCCTAACCTTGACGTTCTGATCGCTTCACCAACTCTTGGTACCGGATTTGATATTAAATCTGACGCTCACCAGTTTGATAAAACCATCGGCTTTTTATCCTCTCGCGTTGGTACAGCAGAAGAAGGTCACCAAGGTCTTAACCGAGCGCGTGATGTTCAAGAGTTTCATGTCTACCTAGACAACGCTGAGAGAAGCGAGCCAACAGACCCTGTTTACATTCAAAACAAGCTGGTGGAAGAAGTCTCTGCAGAGACAATGAAAGTATTATCAATCGATCCGACGACTGGCGACTTCACGACTCGTAACGCTTTATACGAATGGCTTTTCTGTAAAGTGAAAGCCAAACAAAATGAATCATCTAACCGCTACCGTTCTCGCTTTTTAGAACTGGCAGAGAAAGGTGGCTATGAAATCATTCAAGTGGCCAAGCAAAAGCTGGCGGCTGAGTTTGGTGCAACGGTAAGAGAAGAAGCAAAGGACCGAAACAACCGTATCGACCTGCGAGATATACAAGACGCTCCTGTTCATATCGGTGAAGCTTTCCAAGCAGTAATGCGAAATGGTGAAGATTACACCGCGACTGAGATTGCGAAATCAAAGGTTAACTTCGACTTGCACCTCGATGCGGCAAATGAAAACCAGCTCGATTACCTGCTTCCTTTTGCGCAAGAGGTTTACGAGAACTTTGGTCACGATGGTGCTAACGCTAAGATTAATGATGTGGACAGCGCACTCACAATGCCAGAGAACAACCGTGACGCAGTTCTAACCGCTCTAACTTACAAGCAAAGCAAGCAGCGCTTTGTTGATTCAATCAAAAAGCTTTCATGGGTTAATGTAGACGCTCACTCGGCTCAAGCGTTCGACATGAAAGACGTTCAACACGCAGAAAGCCGTGTTAGCTGGCGTCACCTTTCTATCAAACGTGCTCACTTGATCAAGCTTCTTCAAGTGGCTGGTATCGATGAGCAATTGAACTACAACGGCAAGCAATGGACAGCTGACGAACTAAGACCGGCTCTTTATGAATGGCTTCGCAAACAGTCCACTAAAGACCGACTCTTCAAATATTCAGGCATCTCTGTTTCTGCAAACACCTTAGCGAATCCAGTGCAATGGTTTAACAACCACTTGCGCTCTTTTGGTGTGCCTGTTGAATCACGCAAGAAGCGCATAGGTTCAGGTAAAACGGTCAACTCTTACTTCGTACACCTGCCGGAATGGGAAGCTGTGAAGACTCTTGTTTCGCTACGTTCTCAAGGTATCGAAGAAAGCCTACAAGACGCAGAAACACTTGATATCGACACTATCCAACGCCAAGTCGCATCGTTTATCAATGAATTAAGCACAAGCGAATTTAAGCAAGGCTACAAGGTTCGTTTTGACAAGCTGGATGAGCAATGCCGCTTAACTGGCTTGGTGGATTTACGCGACGATTTAGCAGCAGCATTCGCGCCATTCATGCAAGAAGTGAAGGATCAGGTAGCGCCAAAATATGATCCACCTTCGCCACTGTTTATTAATAACAAAACTGCGCAGGGTGGATCACCAATTCAAGCGCAAGATATCAGTAATGACGGGGCTTTAGCGTATATTGAGGGAGGGGAGGAGAGACCTTCTTTTGAGTTCCCAGAAAAAGCCACCAGCATACTCAGCCATGATCACCGCGACGTAGTTTATGAAGTAGCTAACATCGCTGTGAATGAATACCAGCTCGACGCTGCGAAGGTCGTTAAGGTCATGCTTGAATATGGGTTAGAAAACATTAAGAACAGCGCACAGGCTTGGGCTGGCTCTGTTAAACAGGCTATTACGGAAGGTATTTGATGATTGAGAAAAATGAACGCTATGTTAGTTCTTTTATGGTTAATCGCTATTTACAAGAGAACTACAGCATAGACATAAAAGACATGTCTGGCCAAGAAGTTATAGAAAGGCTATTCGGTGGCTATCACAATGATTATTACAGTGAGTTTAGAATTATTGATGACTGCTGGAGCCCTGAAACTAAGTGGTGGCAGCGATTAAATCGCTTTTGGGCATACCCACTCACAGCATTATGTTGTCCATATCAATATATTCGTAATGGTCAAACTGGATGGACTGATAAAACAGTTTTTGGGTCTTGGATCTTACGAGTTACAGGTTATCGTTAGTCACACGTTACCCACTTTTTCTGTGGACAAAAAACAAACCCACCAGGTGGTGGGTTTATCTTTTAAATTAACTGACCGCGACGGCCTATCAACGGCATAATACAACCACCATTTTCAGTGATCTTAAACTGTACCTTTACCGTTTGGTCTTTCTCTAGGTTAAACAACTCTTTATCGTCGTTCATGGTAATTTCAACATCATAAGTGATTGTTGATGGTTTCATTTTGAGACGAAGAACGTCGCCATTCACCTCTGAAACAATACCATCCCATTGCACATATCTGTCGTCGTATTTATCTTTGAATATCGAGTCAATTTTTGCGTCACTGTATTTGCTGCCGCATATCACTTCACTTTTCATAGCGAAGTAATCAATATCGTTGATCTCAATTTCTTTGCTGGTTTCCGCAGATGGTACCAAGATTAGCACCACAACGAAGATTGCCACTAAGCCACCTAACCATTTAAAAGCAGTTTTCATCTACCTTACCTCCATTGTTTTGAGGCAAGATACTACCATATAGGGTGTAAAACTATTTGTATGAGCTATTTGTTTGATATAGATAAAAAAGAACCCACCAATTGGTGGGTTGTGATTAGCTTTCTGTTTCGGTTAAACGGGAGAATTCATCCCAGCCGACATAGCGCCTATCGACTTGATGCAAGTAAATAGGGGAGTCCGTGTCTCGCTCTTGGTCTGCATCTTTGCTAGTCTCTGATTCTGACATTTTGATTGCTCCTTAATTGAAATGTCCGGCCCCTGTTGCAGCAGGGGCCACCTTGCGACCATGGTCGCTAAATCTTCAAGTCTCGATATAGAGCAAGAGTAGAGTCCTTGCTGGCTTTCTTGCTAGGCGTCCAAACCTCACAGATAGCTTGCCCTTTGATCATGATTCGGGAGTACCACATTCCTGCATCTTTGGTAACTAAAGGAGCAGGTGGTTTTTCTGGTAGAGCTCTGCGGAACTCGAACTCATTCCAAGCTAATCTGAATGCTTCCATAACGTTTTTAGGCTCTTTACCTACACTAATTTGCCAATTGTCATCTTCAATCGTCACATCCACTAACCAAGTACCATCATCTTCTTTATGGCCCTTCATCTTAGGCTTGAGCACTGGCTCGCTACTTTTATCGGCAGGCTGTTCCACCTTCGGTTTAGCTTCTTTTTCTGGTTTATCCTCGGTTTTTGGCTTGGAGTGTTCTTCGGCTTTTCGTTCCATGATTGCGTCAAGAGAGTGGTCAATTTTTAGCGCATCCTCCACCACTTCAAGATACTGCTTCACCATGGTGTAGTTACGTGTTTTCCCATTGTTATCCTTGCGAATATCAATTGGTTTAATGGTGCGCCATGGGTCTTGTTCTAGCATCTCTATGACTACTTTATGTAGGCTAGAACGGCTTTCCCTTGCCGCTATCCACTCATTCTCACTCATCGCCTTCATAGCGTTGATGCGTCGCTCTGGTGAGTCATCCACCACTGGTTCCCACTTCGCGCCAGCGTTGTGGATTTTGAATTGCATATAGTGGTTTTGGGCGTCGGTATCGTGGTGGCCAAGTAGCTCCTGATAGAACATGTTTTCGTCTTTTTTCGCCCATCGTTTGTCGTCTTTGAAGAATAACTCAAAGCAAGTTTTGGCATACATAGCGCGAGTGTCTTTGAATACCCAATCACGACGGTGACCTTCAAGAGTGATCGGGAATCGGTCAACCAGGTCACGCATGAACTTGTTAAGTGGTCCTGCGGTTCTGTTGCTGACTAACTCGTTCACGCTGTAATGTCGTTCCGCTTTTAAACTAGCTAGTGAAGCGATGTTAGAGAATGAGCGCAATCTCGATAGAGCTTTGAGCACCACATTGGCATCGGCTAGTGAGTAGATTTCCATTTCGTCACCTGTAACACCACCACGCTTTTTCGCTTGGCCAGTGAACTTTAAGCGGTTGTTGTCTATCTTTTCGAACTCACCCTGGAACAACACTTCAATCGCACGACGACCCGTGGCCATGGCTACACCAACTGCAAGAGCTTCCCATTGGTGGGCAGAAGAATCACTGAGGAGTAATGACATGAGCTGCATCTGTTTGGTGTAGTCGATGTTGACTACACCCTCTTTCTTAAAAATCAGGTTGGCCTTGTTCTCAGCCTGTTTGTTGTCTGACGAGAACGAATCTTTCGTTAGGTGGCGCATTACCTCATGGTCAATTTTTAGTTTGTCTAGTGCAGGATAAAAATCGCGAGTCTCTTCAAAGATTGCTTGCAACCGCTCAATAGCATCGGCTCGGTCCTCTTTTTTCAGCGTTTTTAAAGACTCGATTTCATGCGACCAAGCAGGGAAATCTTTCGCCATTTTGTTAACTACAGTGGCGTAGTTGCTGATTTCAGGGGATAGCTTTTTAAGTTGTTTTTCAACTCGTACTACGTGAGTGATCTTCTCGCGTAGCTTACTCCAACGCTCCCGTGTTTCTCTTAGTGGATAGCCGTCGATTTCATCTACCAAATAGCTGCAGTGTGGGAAGTTATTGCGTAGGGATGAAATAGACTTATCGAAGCTGTGGTGCATCGCTCCTGTATCTGTGACAGCGTTGCGAACCTTTGTTAGTGCTTTAGATGCACCATCCAACGACAAAGAGTTACTGCTTTTTTGTTTTCGCTTCCCATACAAAGCAGTGATCACTTTCTTAGCTGCGCGACTGTAAGCCATCGTTTTGGCACTTTGCGTTCGGTCACTAGTCTGAATTGCGCCAAGCTCATCCAGAAGGTCGATAATAATTTTGTCTAGATTCGTCTTTCGATTGCGCGTCTCAATGGACTTGTTATCAATATAACTCTTGGAACTTATAACTATCTCTTGCCTGTTCATTTTCATCACCTACCATCACTAACAATGTTACTTAAATATAAATGTTACACAAAACATTGTCAAACATTACACTAAAATAAATATCAATACAACGTTACACAAGTATAAATGTGACATTGATATATTTAATTTTATGTAACGTTACATATCACTAAGTATTTAC